AGAACATGTTCTCAGTCCACGCGAGCCGCGGCATCGAGACGAGCGCTTCGACGTTCCGGAGTTCGGTGATGGCCGGGATCTTGACCGCTTCGAGGCTGACCGCGGTCGGATCTTCGCCGGCCTTCCACGGCCGCACGTCGTCGAGGCCTGCGGCCTTCATCGTGTCGCCGAGTTTCTGCCGGTTCCAGATCGAGCCGTGTTCGCCGGCCTTCCCCAAGAGCCGCTCCTCGACGTCTGTGGGCGTCCCGCCCTTGTAGGCGTCGATGAGCCGGTCGAAGTCCGGGACGCTTACGCGGAGTTCTCCGCCTTCCCTGAGTTTCGCTGCGAGTTTGGCGACCGCCTCGGTTGCGCCGCCGCCGACGAACCTTGCGAGATCGTCCTTGACCTCGATCGAATCGCACGATCCGTCCGCATACGGAAGCGCCATCGCCTCCTCGGCCTTGTGGTCCCGGAACGTGCCGCCGTGCCAAACCGTGATGGACATGCTTGTTTCCCTCGAAGTGAACAGGGCCGGCTCCACGCGAAGCCGGCCCTGCCCGACCCGTGTTAGGCGGATGGTATCAAGCGATGACCGAAACCTGAGCGCCGTTGCTGTTGCTTGCCGCCGGGCTGTTGTTCCCGAGCAGGCAGACAATCGGCGAGACGAGAGCGGTAGCCGACGAATGGGCGCGAGCGCCGATCCGGATGAACCGCTTCTTCCCGACGAGGCTCGTAGAGAAGAAGGCGACCGGACCGGCAGCGGCGACAGTCGCATTGTCCGTCGCAGTGACCGCCGTCACCTGGGTAGCCGTATAGGTGAACCCGGAGAGCGCCGCGAAGTTGGCGGTCGTGGTCACGTCGGACTCTTCAAGGACGAACGCGTTGTAGCCGTTCGTGCCTCCGGCGGTGCTGGAGTACGAGGCAACGATGAAGGTCGCCGCGTCGGCTCCCTTGGTGTCGATGCGAGGACCGTAGGTGTAGCCGGTGGTGACGGTCGAGACCGTGCCAGCGAGGGCAACGACGGCCTTTGGATTCTGAATGGGAATCATGGGAAGGAACCTTTCGTCAAGCGAATGAGTTGCCCGTTTAGAGCGTGTTGGAAATGAACTTGACGCCGGCGGCGCTGGGCGTCACGGGTGCGATGCCGGGATCGTCGAGGAGGCAGATCGCCGTGACGACGTTTGTCGTCGCGATCGAGTTTGCCGTCTTCATCCGGATGTACCGCTTCTTGCCGCGCAAGTCGACGGATATGTTCGCGAAGGGATCCTTATTCGCCAGCGCCGTAGTATCGACCTGAGTGGGCAGGCCGCTGGTGATGCTGTAGAACTCGGAGAACGAGGTGGCGTTCGTATCGTCCGCGTGCTCGATCGAGAACGATGCCGGCGTAGCCGACGTGTTCGCAGCCTGCACGATGACGATGAAGGACGCCATGTCGTAGCCCTTGCAGTCGATCGTGTTTCCGGTGACGGCGCTGGTATTCGTCGTCTGCCGGTTGATCGCGATCTGCGCGAGGATGTTTTGGACAGGCTTCATTGAATCTCCGGAGAGGGCCGGGCCGCCACTAGGGCGACCCGGCCCCGAGGGAAGAGCAGGGATTAGGCCGAGGTGTTGTAAAGGCCGACGATCGGTCCGGCCTCGACGGTATCGCCGACGTTCGCGACCTTGATGTCAAACCGCTCGGTGCCGCGAACCGCGATCTCGTCCTGCTCGAACGCGTTCAGCGCCGAGTCCGAGAACGCGATCGAGGTCTGGCGACGGTCGCCGAAGTAGGCAGCCATCGACAGGTCGCCGAAGAGCAGCGGGATCGAAGTCGCGGTCGAGGATCGAGTGAGGACCTGGGTGAACTCGACCGGATAGCCGAAGAAGACGGGAGTGGCCGTGCCGTCTCGGATCTCCCGATTCGTCACGCCGCCGGCCTTATAGGCTTCCTTCTCCATGACGGCGTGATAGAACGCCTTCGAGCAGTACCACTTGCAGGCCGGCGAATCGGCGTACGCAGGGAGCGCCGCCTGGACGGCGTTGAGATCCTGAAGCGTGATGGCAGACCAGCCGGTGCCAGTCGGATCAAAGAGTCCCTTGATGTTGCCGATGGTGCCATCGACATCGAGGAGCGACTGGGTAACGCCGACGATGCCGCCGAAGGTCGAGGTGCCGGTGCCGGTGAAGCCGCACTCGTCCTCCTTCAGAGCGAACGCGTACGCGATCTCGTTCGCGATGTCGTCGCCGAGGTTGACGATGGCGTCCTCGTTGAGCTCGTTCGAGGCCGTGGTGAGGACCATGAACTTCTGAGCAACGAGGTTCACCTGGTCGAACACCTGCTCGGACTCGGTGCCGGGAGCGGCCTCGCCGATCGCGTAGGCGGTGAGCGTGGTCTTGCGACGCGGCATCCGCTTGGTGTCCGAGGTCATCGGGACGATCTTCGCGTTGCGGCGGAAGACGCCGTAGCGCTCGCGGAGCGAGATCAGCGACGACTCGAACTCGTCAGGGACGAGGAAGCCGCCGGCGCTGTTCACGCTCTCGGTGTGCCCCTTGGTCACGAGGCCGTTCGCAGAGCACCAGTCGATGCTCTTGCGGTGGCCGCGAGCGGCCATGATGAAGCGACCGAAGCGGTACGCCTCGTCGTTGCTGGCAAGGTACTTGGCCTTGCCGGTGATCTTGTAGGTGTCGGTGCTGGTGATGTTCGGCATGGTGTTGACTGCCTTCAGTTCCGCGGCGATGGCGGACTTCACGGTTTCACGGAGGGACTTGGCCGCCTCCTCTTCCTTCGGCATCTCTTCGGTGGGATCGGCCGCATCGGTCTCGGCCGCGGCCGGGCTGAGCATGACCTCGTACTTGAGTTGCTCGGGCGCGAGCGGGTTGCCCTCGGCGTCGGTGACGAGGACGCCTTCGAGGTAGAGCATCTTCGCGTGCGCAAAGCGAGTCTCGCCGACCTGATCGGCGATGCTCTGGAGATCCTTCTGGACCTCCTCGAACTTCTTGAACTTCATGGGAGTGTGGTTCCGAATGTGCGATGGTGATGGACGCGAGCGCCATCCCACCGATTCGGCTTCCGCCACTCGTCCGGGCCCGGCGTTCCGATCATATCACGATGCGACCGGCTGCCTTCGCGATCTCCTCGCGAACGATCCGGGCCGCGTCATCGCGACCGAACTTCGGCACCGACACGCGGACGACATGCTTCCGGTCTGCGACCGCCGGCACCTCGACGCGACCGAACCTCGCCGCGGCCGTCTTCGAGATCAGTCCCTTCGAGACTGCGTAGATAAGCGCGTCCTGGTTGGCCGGCACGCTGACCGCGGAGACCTCGAGCAGTTTCCACTTCGAGAACACCTTGCGGACTTCCGGTCCGTACTTGTCCACGTCGCCTTTCGTCGCGACACGGGCGCCGCCGTCGAGCGGCATGAACCCGATGCTCACCGCCTTGACGACGCCGGCGGATACCAGGCCGCGGACGTAATCCGGGAACCAGTCGCCGACATAATCGGCAGGCCGCGGCGCCAACTCGAACTCGGCGACGATGGACGAGTCCTCGCGCTTGAGCGATATCGCCTTGCCGATCGGCTGGGACGGATCGTGGTTCCAGAGGAGGACCGGGTTACGCTCGTAGTCCTTCGCGTTCATCCCGGCCGGCACCATGACCTCTCCGTCACGGTCCACGGAATCGGTCGATATCACGGCCTTGAACTTGCCGCCGACGATGGTGCCTTCGGCCTTGAAATCCTTGCGGTTCATTCTTCGCCTTCCAGTACGGGAATCAGGTCACAACGGCAGTTCGGGTGCAGCGGCGGACCGCTGACGTTCTCGAAGTCGATGACGAAACGGGAGCCATCCGCGGCGGTCAGGGATTCGCCGATGTTGATGAATGTGTCGCTCATTCCCTTCGTCGCGCCGGCCGAGCCGATCGCCTCGCAGAACGGACACGGGTCGGGAGCGACGAGCCACTTCTTGCCAGTGACGACGCCGCTCTGCTTCCACGCCTCGACCTGTCCCTGAACGTAGCCGCGAGCCGATTCGGTGCGAGCGATGACGCGAGCGCGCTTCGAGTCGAATCCCTTGTCCTCAAGATCGGCTGCGAGTTCGTCGATCGTCTTGCCTTCCTCAAGTCCCTTGCCAAGCAAGGTCCGCACCCGGACCTCGGTCGAGTCGCCGACGCCATCGGCGAGCCGGGTCGTCGAGGTATCGACCCACTTCTGTACTTCTGGATTCGCGAACTCGAACCCGACGCTCGGCATGAGTTCGCCGCGTCCGAACCGCTCGATCGCGTCTTCGATGCCGTCATCGCCACGCTTGCCGCCGGCCTTGATCGCTCGCTCGATGTACGGGAGCGCCTCGGTCTTTATCTCGATCTTGAACTCGGCAGGAGCCAGCACATCGACGGAACGGTCGACGAGTTCCTGACCGGACAGGCCGGAAGTCCGCAGAGTCTTGACGACCTTGCCGATCCGGTCGCGTCCCAGTTTGCCGAGCACGCGCTCCAGTTGCCGGATGATCCGTTCCTCTTCGCGCGTGTAGCCGCCGGCCTTGATCCGGATGCCGGCGTCGCCGGCGAGCGCGTCGCTCTGGAGCGTGACAGATCCGGCCTTGTGCTCGACGCCGCACCCGCAGCCCTTGGCCTTGTCTTCGCAATAGTCGATCGCGATCGCCACCGCCTGGTCTTGCGGATAGCCTTCGGCCATGAGCGTTCGGACCTTCTCGCTCACGCAGTCGTCCGCCTGCTTCGTGCCGTCGTCCTCGTCGTCGGCCCTGTCCATTCGCTCGACGGTCCGCTCGGCAAAGTACT